TCCCTGGTTTTCTCCTCGGCTTCTTCCACCATGTTTTCTTCGTCGGTGCCATCCCAGACACCGAGAACAGTGTTCAGCTCCGTGATGTCCATATCTGATTCTTCAGGAATATCTGGATCTGGTTCGAGATCAGGATCCCAGTCATGCTCTGCATGGACCTCTGACAGATTCTCTGGATAGTAGTTGTCCCAGTTGTTTTGCTCGATTTCTTGCCAGTGTTCATACCAATCATCTTCATCCGGCTCAGACTCCTCATCCGGATTTTCTTCACTGTCAAATTCCACTGCACCCCTGTCTCCACCAGGCTCAATCACATCGATGTCTACACCGTTGCGCTCGATGAACGATTGAATTGTTTGCACTGGAATTTTCTTCGGCTTGGTTTTAGCGAAGGCTTCCAGCTCCTTGGTTAGGTCATTATGACGCTCCTGATCCAAAACAAGATCACGCTGCTCATTGACAGGAAGGGACTGCTCTGCCGGATGTTCTTCATCCCATTTGTCCCTGAACGCTATGGCTTCGTTGTTCCACTTCGCCACCAATTCTGCGGTCTCCGGGAACTCCAGGTAAAAAGCCTCCTTCCGAAGTAGGTCAGCTTTGTCTTTGATCGACTTGATTTCCGCGCCAAGTTCACGCTGCTCTTTGTAGATCTCGAACATTGGCGGAGGGAATATGGCTTGCACATCCTCGAAATCTCTTTTCCCTGTTGCCCACTTGCCTCCTGTGAGCGTGTACAGACCTCCCCAGGTTGCATCCTCCAGGAAAGTTTCCAGGCCCATCCAGTCCAACTCAGACTGTTTCATCTTGCCCTTCTTGATCTGGGACGTAATGAATTGCTTCCAGCCATCAGCGGACGTGGACTTGGTATCGGTCTCGTTGAATGCCTTCCATACCGCTGAGAAGAAGTACGGTGCGCTGACGTGTCGCAGTCGGCCTCGTTGCTTCGATCTCTGGTATCCACCTGGTTTCTGCACGAAGTCGCTCGACTGAGCGATGATCGACATGAGCTGCCCGGTGGTAAACATCTGATCCGCGCCAGTCGCCCAGCGAACCACATTGGCCAGAACATCGAGTATCTTGGTCAGGATCTCCTTTGCTTTCTGCGAGACTGTTTGACCAGCCAGGATACGTTGCGCGGTATGAGCGATGAACTCCTCCGCAGCAATCCGGCGCTCAGCGGTATCGTTCCAATCCAGCTTGTATTCCCTGGCAATCTCCCTGACTTGTTTGGGGAATGACTTCGCGATCATGTCCATGAACTCGTCGAATCGCCATGGTGGAATGACCTGCCTGAGCCCGAAGTGACCAACCACTTCATGCAGCAACGTCTCGATCGCCTCCTCCATGGAGGTGATGTTGTTGGCTATGATGTAGATGTCATCGTTGAAAGCGCCCTGGTCATACATGCCAGTGGTGTTGCGCTTCGAGTGTTCATCCTCCATGGCTGCCTGGAGGTGCGATGGCAGATCTTCGATGGCCTCGACGACATGGACTGGTCGGACTGTGCGGAATATCGAATAGACTGGTCTCAGGAATCCCTGGACTTCTTCAACCGTGAAGCGCCTGGTCCTGCCATTGGTCTTCAACCTGGCCCTGGCTGATGGCCCCTTCTTTGCTTCGACTTCGAGTGGATCGAAGGCAGCCGCAACCAGGCCGATGGTAGGATGCTTCAGCCAATAGCCGGAGTAACCGGCATCACGGATTGTCCGTTCGGTTTCATTGAGATCTGGAGTTTCTGCCAGGCTTTCTGGATCAGCCTGAAGGTCATACATGAGACGAGCATCGACGCTCGTCGTATAGGTCTCAGAACCTAGTCCCGATTCCTTCCGATACCCACCTGGAATGCCCGGTGCGATACCGTAGTAGGTGCGGTCGATCCACGTTTCTGGGAAGGCTTGCGCCCTTTGCCCTTCCGCTCCCCGGATGCCTTGCCCGTAGAAGCTGGGATCAATCCGGTCGATGTCTGATCGGCTGCTGAAGTGCGTGAGCGTGATGCGCCCTTCTGACGAGACTGGTGGGGCAACAAGCTCTCCATCCTCTGTTGGGCGGCTCTCAATAATTTGGCGTTTGGCACTTAATCTACCCTCCTCGGATACCCAGACTGGCATGAGCCCGATCTTCTGATCAGCATACACGGTGTCAGCCGCCGACGCTGTGCGGTTGGTCTCACCATGAGGTCCATAATTGACCCAGCTATTCTGGCCCCTGGTCTCCACGGTCATGGCTCGCCTGGCCAGCGGGGAATACATGGCCGCATGGTGCTGCCAGGCATTCTCCTCGCCCCTGGCACGGAAGCCAAAGCCATTCGCCAGGTGCCCGAAGTAATCATGGACCGCACGGAATATGTCGTTTGCCAGGGCCACCTTGCCGGAGATCTTGTATTTAGTCTCATTCAGCAGCGGATTGTCGATCGCCTCGAACTCAGCCCTGGATCCAAAGCCTTCTCGTGTGGGATAGACCCACAGGTGATTGTTCTCTTGGATGTCCAGGATCGCATCCCTGGGGCTGGTGTATGGATCCTTGCCGACAATGAACTCGACCTCCAGGCCGCTCTCCAGGATGTATTCATACTGAGCCAGGGTCTCGTCGATCATCGCCTGGTAAGCCGCCTGGACCTCTGGATCTTCCGGGGCATGCTCCATGACATCGAACTCTCTCGCGATCTTCGCAGCCCTGACAGTATCGAGCTGGGCCCGTTCCTTCGCTGGCTCGTACTCGATGTCGTTTGCTGCCGTGTAGGCGAGAGCTGCGTCAAGGGCCGGTTGGAAAGGACGGAAGTCCACGTCACCTCTACCAGGTACGAACACCACCTCCGACATCACGGCAGGCGTCTTCGTGTTGGCAGTCTCCAGCCATTCACGCAGCTCCTTGGTCGTCATCGCAACCACTGAGCCCATCTGTGCGCCACCGTCATCGTAGTTGCGACGGTAGGCTGCTTCAGCTTCCAGGGTATCCCGGTAGCCCAGCATGATCTTATGCTCGTCGAAGTTCTCCAGGGACATCGGCTTCTTCGGATCTTTCTTCTGGTTGATGATCACCGCATGGCCTGAATCCAGGTAGGGCCCGATGAATACATCGATCTGATCAAAGCCACCTCGACCATCTTCCTCCCTGCTCTTGGTGCCCTTGATGTAGCCGTATGGATCCTTCATCTTGAACGACCATGGCTTACCCTTCCGATCTACGCCTGTCCTGGTGCCGCCCTTCCTGGTCTCGATCGTCACCGGAATCGAATCGACGATCAGGTGTCCCTTCGGATAGTTGCCAGCCTCAGCCTGCTCTGGGCTCTTGGGCTCCTTCACACGTCGCTGTACTGCCTCCAGGCGAGCCCTGATCGAACTGCGGGACTCGGTAACGTCTGACCTGAAGACCTCTATCTCGGAGACTTCATCCTCCTCCATGACGATCTGAAGCTCTGGTAGTGGAATGGCTTGCTCAGGATTAAAGATTCGATATTCAAGCTCGTCGAAGTTTTCGCCAGAGCCCATGTGTATCGCGCCATCGTATCCTTTGGCTCTGGCTCTCCTCACAAATTCAGCATCGTCCAGGAGCTGGTAAGTGTTCATGTACAACTTGTCAGCTCGCTCTGGCGCTTTCCTCAGTACCTCGACTGGGCTGTCGAACTCATTACTGAAGTTCTCCTCCCAGTTGCTGGTATTCATGATCGCGTCAGCGAAAGTTTCATTTTCAATAACGTAGCGAACAGCATCTTTCCCAAGGGCTCGTCGAACCTGACCCATATCCATGAACGGATCATCCGGTTCATTGAGTAGCGGCTTCTTGATGTTCAGCGTGTAGCCACGAACACGAGGATCCCTGGAGATCCTATCTCTGGTTTTATCGTTCGGATCTTTCGCGTACACCGCTGCTGTACTCAGGCTGCCAAACGATAGCGAACCTACCCTGGACTGGAACTCTGGATCCTGGTCCTCACGTAGGCCATGCTCGCCGCGCCACACGACGATCTTCCTGCCCTCGGTATCGACGACATCGCCTTCCTCATCAGGCGGCTCCTGTGCTGCCCTCTGCACCTCCTCCAGGATGAACCTGAGCTTCTGCTGCTGCTTACCAGAGTCCTCGCCTTCTGGTAGCGCCTCCAGCTCATCGAAGATCACCATGACCTGATCTATCTTCTCCCTGCTGAGCTGCTGCCATTGGTCAATAACCTGCTTCTTCAGCTTCGGATCGATCCTCGACATGGCTGTGGGATACTGATCCTGGATTTTCGCGAACTCCTCCATGGCTCGCCGGGATAGCCTGGGCTCCTCACCAGGTTCAACTGGTGCAGCAATGTCGATCGCCTCACCGGCTTTCCTGGTCGTGACCTGATCACCTTCCATGATGATTTCTTCGCCAGCAGCCCTGTCACGCAGGTCCATCAGTTCCTGGCGACCCTTGGGCAGCAGCATGACTCGCTCATCCGCGCCGATGAATTTGCCGTAGCCTTTGTTCGTCAGGGTGTACTGCTCATCGATCGTCAGCGGATCGCCAGCGGCGACACGCTCCAGCAGTTCCACATTCACATCAACCTCTACCAGGCCAAGTTCTTCGGCCTCCTCATCCGTGATCTTCGCGTTCGTCTCTGATGGCGTGATGCCCTTCTTCCGTTTCTTGATTGGCTTTCCACCAGGCCCGGTCTCCGGTAAATCGACCCAGCCAGGCTTGGTCGGATCCTCACCATCATCGATCACATCCTTGTAGAACGGATGAACCGAAGCAGCCAGGACACCACCAACACCGAAGCCGATAATGGCCGACCGCTTCAACATCTGTCGGCCTTCTTCGGTCGTCACGATTTCATACAGAGCCTCACCAAAGGTCATCTCGTCATCGATGACTCCTACCTGGTAAGCCTCCTGAATGATCTGCGTCAGCGGCTCCTGGATTGCTTCAGCACCACCAGATTTCAGAATTCGTTTGAGCAGGGTGCCGCCTTCCTTGGTCAGGATTCCAAGCGGTACACGCTCTGTCAGAATCTCAGCGGCGGAGACGACACTGCCATCCATAACAGCCTGGCTATGCGATCGTCCTGCCTTGATTGACGCAGCATACTGATCAGCGAATACCTGGCCTCCCATGATGGCAGCGCCGACCGTAGGGCTCCTGGTAAGCGCAGAGGCGACAAGCATCGGAGCCATATTGAGGGCACCTCCGACGATCGCTCCGGCGTAATACTTGATGCTGTCTTCATTGACGTTCGGCTGGTGGCCCTGGAGATACTTGCTTTCTTCCTCGTAGATCCGCAGGCCCTCTTGCAGATCGGCATTGTCCTTGGCTTCTTTCAGCAGCTCGCCATAGTATTCAGCGGGATCCTTGCCTCGGACATAAGCCTCGACCTCAAGGGCAAAGCTGTTCTCCGGGGCAACTCCCTGGTCTGACGCAGCTTCCAGGATGTAAGCCAGATCTCGTGGCGCGTTGAGCCACATCTTTGCACCACCGTACTGTGCCCTCCACTGATGCGGCACATTGCTCACGTTGGTCCATATCACGTCGCCCCAGGGATCTTCTTCTTTTTCTTCCTCTGGTTCTTTCGGCTCATCCGGCTTGCGATTTTTCCACTCATCCCTGGCTGTCAAAAGGTAATCTGAACGAGCCCCAGCCGCCTGTTCCGCTTCTTCCACGGTAGCAAAATTCGGATGGATCCAGCCCTTCTTCGCCCAGCTACGGGCACTCTCGATCGCCTGCTCCTGGGAAACCTGCTTGCCATTTACCATAGATGGGATATTGAACCAGCGGCCATTAACGTCGATCGTTATGCTGAGTTCACTGGACGAACTGCCATCTGGATTTTGAACGATCGGCCTGGTGGGATCGATCACAAAGCCATTCTGATCCTTCGGATACTTGCCCCACTGTTCACGTTCTCTTGCCAAACGACCGTCAGGAGATTTTGTTCCTCCAATGGCTTCGATCAGGGCATTCTCAACTTCATCCTCTGGTGGCTCCTCCAGCCCGGCTCGAACTCTCGATGAATGCGAGGGTGCCCTGTAAACACCAGTGCCTAAAAATCCACCTGATGAATTACCAAATAACTCACGATTCAATTTGACATTTCGTTTGGTAAGTTCGTCGCGTTCTTCTTTGGTAAAACGATTCCGCTTTGCTTCGACCTGGATGTCATCTCTCCATGCCTGGAAAGAATCGAGCGCACGAGTAAAGAAGCCTGGCTCATCTTTTGAACCAATATCGATAGTAGTCAGTGGGGATTGCGGATCTACTTCTTCTTTGGCAATAGACAGCCCTGTCGGCACAGGAGCCGGAGCTGCTATGTCGTCAGCTTCCTCGATGATCGACAGCTTCGCACCTAAAGGCTCAGCCTGTTCCTCATCGTCTTCAGATATGATGGATAGCTTCGCCATTAGTCGATTATCGTCGGGACACCATTCACCAATTTCGCTTTCCGGTCATCGCTCAATGTGTAGATCTTGCCCGGCTTCATCCTGGCAATATCTTCTGGCGACAATCCTTCGATGCCTCCAGCTTTAGCGGCTGTGCCAGGATTTTCCCAGATCCTCATGCGGCGATCGACGAATCCCGTAGCCACCTCATCCTGCTGAGCAGGCGACATCTCCCTCCAGCGCATCGTTTGACCAGTGCTTGGAACGTGATACTTGGCCGATCTCTTGTCCGGATCCTCCAAGTTCTTCATGACCTTATCGGTCTGATCAGCTCGCTCAAGCTCTGGGAATGCGACCTTCGCCCCACCTCCCTTTCCGTATGCAAGCGCACGTCGCTTGCATGCCTTCAATGCAGAGCCTGAGAGATCTACGCACTCCAATTCTTCGTAAGCCTGACGATCGACTTCGGAATTAAATTGCTCCGCATTGGAAGCAGTAACTGGTTCACCACCTGCGGTCAGGATCGGAGTCGCCACACCTTCTGAGATGTTTATGTAGTTGCCATCCTTGTCAGTCTTGATCGTTGTGGTTGGTGCTTCGGCTTTCTTGATCTGTGCCTCGGTGAGACGCGACTTTTGCTCGCGTTCCATACGATCGATCTCGGCCTGTTTTGACGCTTGCTTGCGACCAACATGACCTGCGAGTGCAGCTCCACCAGCCTGGCCGATGTCGCTTGCGAACGTGCCCTCACCTGTGCCGGAGGAGGCCATCAGATTCAGGCCGAACTCCATCAGGATCAGCGCCTTCTCGTTCCTGCTTAATCCCTTGCCCTTTCCTTTTCCGGTGTCTCCGACGATCTTGGCATGCTCAGCATCAATATCGACACCAGATTTCTCCATGGCATCAGCGGCTTTCTCGACATCCTTGTCGTCCGCATCTTTAGCCATAGCGGCGAAGCTGTCTGGGCCATCCTCAAACTGGTCACTCTTGTCGTCCTGGGGCTGACCTGCCACAGGAGGCATCGCTGGTTGCGGCTGACCTGGAGTTGGCGCACCAGCGAAGGTCGGAGTAGCTGCTGCCGCTGGATTGATTCCACCAGTGCCTGGCATAGAAGCCATCGGAGCCATCGGCTGTCCGCCTGCGTCAATAGGCTGGCCCTGCATCGGCCCAGGTTGTGGGCCCATCGGGAATGTCGTCGCACCTCCAGGCTGTTTAATGCCAGGCGGGATCGATGGTTTCGGCTTATCCTCATCAACGATCGCCTGCAAGGCAGGAAGATTGGCAGCCAAATATGATTGAAGTAGTTCACCCATGATAATCCCCTATTTCCCTTCCGCAGTTGCAGCGTCAGCGGCACCCTTGGCCGCTAGACTCAGACCACCAGTGAAATAAGCCGCGCCGACTGTAGCCGCAGCTCCCAGGACAGCCTGGAACGCACCACCTTTGGTCGTCTCGGTAGTGGTCGTTCCGTGCGGTACGGTGGCGAGTGTTTGAAGTAATGGTTGTAGATTGGTCACGTCCCAGTCCCTGGCTTCCAGGAACTGTCCGTAATCGAAATCGAGGCCGACCTGCTCCAGTTGTCGTCGCAGCCCACCTGTCACCAGGAGATTGTTCATCTCATTGGAGAGCATCTGCTGGCCTTCAGAGCCGATCGCCCTGAACTGATCTGAAGCGGCACGAGCCGCCACACGATCCTTATCGAACATATTCGCCGCAGACTCGTAGGCTGAAGCGTATCCACGCTCATACAGATCGTTGATGGTTTCCAGGTGCCTGCCGCTGGCCTCGGCTTGCAGGATCGCAGCTCTGGATCCGCCGAAGGCGCTCGCCATCCCAGCCTGACCCTTCAGTCGTTGCTGGGTGCGTAGTCCTTCCTCTCGAAGCTCACGAGCCGCTGGCTCAAGTGCGCTCTCGATGTACGGATTCATATACGCCTGGATGTCGGCGTCGAGGAATGACTGGCCTGCCGTTTCGGCAAACTCTCGTGAACGGGCTAGATCCTCGCGCCAGATCCCAGATTCAGGACCGCTGGCCATCTCCATGGCTTTCTGTTCATTCGGATCAAGCCCTGCGAATCGCTGTCCCTCATATGGAGTGTACTCGCGATCCGCAATGCTACTCGCCATTCCTACGGCTTTTTGACTGCCCTGACTAAGCCACGGAGGAATCTCCGTCTTCGTTTCTTTCGACTTTTTGGACATCGTTAGGTGCCCTCACAAAGTTGCCGCCACCATATTGGTAGCCCCTCCGTTCCATCAACTTATCTTTCAAGTCGGTGTCCCGGCCAGTCATCATTCCGATAATGATTGGCAACCCTTTCCCTGTCGCCGGATTTCCGCTTTCATCCGCAAATACCTCGACCGCTGTCATGAGCTGGTCGGCAACATCCGTGTCTCTCCATGTTTTCAGAACGTATGTCCAGTCGTTCTGCATTACCCAGTCGTCGCTCCAGTCATCCCTGGCAACGGACATTCCCATTGCTGCAACGATCTGTTTCTGATCCTGAACCTCAGCGATAACGACAAAACCTCTATCGATGAGAGTCAGGATGTGGAAGATCTGCTTGGTCTCGTTGACGCTGAGACGCGAATACCAGATGTCCTCCGCCTGCTCCTTTGCCGCTCGCTTCAGTAAATGAGCGATCTTGATCACATCCCAGGGTGTTGCCCTGCGGATCTTCACTTTCTTCATTGCAATCTCCGTTAGCCCCTACTCCGCTTGGTCGAGCATTATAGACTTCTCCGATCTAATTGATAAACCGCTCAATGTGGCGACTCAGATTCTCTGTTTGTGGAGTCGCATTCCGCAGCTTCGCTGCAAGCGCGAACTGCATCACCGGGCCTGCGCTAAGCTCACCGATCCCACGTATGTCAGCATCCACATCAAACACCATGGCCGGGCTCGCGCTAATCTCATCAATGCCACGTATGTCAGCACCCAGGGCGAATATCATGGCCGGGCTCGCACTCAAGGCTCCTAACGCTCGCAGATCCGCTGTCGCTGTGATCGCGAGATCCGGACTTGCCTCCATCTGTCCAGTGGGTAGCAGTTCAATAACCTGGAAGGTGCGATTTCTGCCAGTGTCAGTATTCGGAGTATTCTGCCCTTGCTCCCACTGCAACGCGAAAGCGGTCGAGCCTGACTCACCATCTGCGGCTCTGTTCATCATCGTGCTGCCAGCGCGATTGGTGTTTCTTTTGAGGTTCGCCTGCTCCGCACCCTCGAAGCTGCCACCAACAGTGAGCCTGCTGTCGGCTCGATCGTCTTGGGCACCAGCGTCGTCCTGGATATAGTTCGCCAGGATTAACGCAATGCTGTCGGTGCTTTCGATGGTGGCTGTGCCTGACATGCCATCCATATCGGCAAAAGCGGCTGGCGCTGCATCAGCAGTAAGTGAAACATTGTCGATCTCAAGTTGGAAAAATTTCTCGATCTCAATGACCTGGAGATACCTGGTTCGTGTGACATCCGTTTCAGGAGCCTTGCGACGAATCTCCCACTGAAGCGAGAACGTATGTGACGCAGCCGATACGCCGATCTCCGCCCAAGACATTGAGAGCGAGTCTCCTCTATCTATCCTTCGATGGTGGCTGCCGAGTTCCGGCCCATCTAGCGCACCATCGATCGCAAATTGATAGCCGCCCATCACACCAGTATCATCATCAAATTGCGGGAGGCCAGCAGAGAATAGAAGCAGGGAGCCTGCCTGCGGAGTGGCGCTCACAGTCAAATTGGCGACATCGGCAAAGGCTACTGGCGCGGCATCCAATGAACTGCTTGACAAATCGACCAGTATTGAAGCGCCGAAATCTAGCTCCAGAACCTGGAACGTCCTGTTCCTGGTCGTATCAACCTCGCCAGTTTGGCCTGCATTCCGATTGCGCCCCTGGACCGCAAACGTATGATTGCCAGCCGAAAGCCCAGTCACTGCGAACATCATTTCTATACCGCTGAGCGAAGGAAACGCGCCAATGTGGGAACACAGTTCTCCACCAACCGGCGAACCATCAACAGTAAATTGATACTCGATGCACGGTTGATCACCACCGAAATTCTCCGCTGGCACATTCGATGTCATCAGGATCACAACGGATCCCGGACCTTCGATGCTCACGGTGTCCGACATGCCAGTGATGTCAACGAACGTCCCGGTGTAGACGTAGGCTGAAGTCAGGATGAGATCTGTGAGCAGGTTGGCCATTAAACAGGTGGCCTCGGTGACTTGAACTCGCGCACGACGACTCGCGTTAGCCGCTCTACGTGCGATTGGAAGTCCGGGTTTGACATGGTGGTGACATTCGGCAGATCGGTAATCAACCGATCGATGTCGATCGCATCCTGGTTGATTCGGTCTTGTTCGCTTGTAGTGCCAGCCGGATCATGAGCAGTCAGGAGATCATCAAGAATCACGCCTTCAGCTACAGTAAGCGCGGTGCTGAACGTGAATCGAATCTCGCCAGGATCTGCAAAGTCCTTAATGTCATTGACTCGATCGTGAGAAATTAGCCTCGGTGCTGCCACTGGCGTAACCAGGTTTGGGTCCGATCCCTGACGCTGAAATCCCGCCAGGAATACGGTCTCAAACGGTAGCGCCGATGCCACGAGTTCTTCATTCAACAAATCTTTGTTGAAGTCTTTCAGTACCGTGCGAATATCATCTGCCATTGTGATCTTTACCCTTGCGTTAGTGTCAGCGCCTCGTTTTCCTCAACGGTGGTTAGCCTGGCATAAACATTCCTGATTCGACTGCGATCACCTGCCCAATTCTTGCAATGCTTCGCTGCAACTCTCACCCATACGCACAGTTGAGCTGCCTCGGAGAAATGAAATTTCGCGGTCAAATCATCGAAACGACACACCACGAGAGACCCTTCAATATCTACCTTCGGTTTCCCCTTCACGGTGCTGGTGTATGTCGATCGACGATACGTTCTGTTCACTGGCGTATCGATTACCTGCCCTTCATAGACAGCCAGTTTGTGCCAGAAATCAGGCTTAATGCCTTCATGCTGCATTGAGATCTTCGATGCACCCTGAAGATCCGAACAGAATGTGAACGCAGTCGGGTAATACAACCGAATCCTATTGTCTCCGAGTTGCAACCTAACGATGTCCAGGGCCTTCTGAACATTCACCTGCTCCGCTGTAAATAGATCCTTCATTTCGTTCTCCTATATGGCACAACGAGTGTGCTGAACTAATCCAATGATACTGCCAAAGCTGCAATCGCAAATTCCGGTGTCGTCAAATTGTTGACGATCAGGTCGGCATCGAGCGGCGAGAAGATCTGCAACACTCCCGCACCAGCCAGCGCAAATCCCAGGCCGACATCAGTCTCCGTCTCAGGGCCTGATCCAGACTGCGGGAACGTGATCAATCCGTCATTGGTTGCCGTACCTGATGCAACCGTCCAACCAGCAACCGATCGAACAACTGCAACTCGACCGTAGTTGGTGAAAGCAGCCTCGTTATCCGTTTGCAGCGTCGAGGTGTCACTGATCGCGTTGCCAGTGTGCAGTGAGATATGCCAGCTACCGGCACCAGCCGATGGTTGCAGGCCAGCAGCATCACCGACATTCGGAGCTGCGACGTTCGTAAACAGAAGGTCAAGGACATCATCTTCAAATAGATTGGTGGCACTCATGACTCACCTCCAGCGGAAGTAAGTCTAACGCCAGGATGCTTCTTCTGACGCTTCGCTTCCAGGAGGTTGTACAGAACCAGTCGTGCGACAGGGAGAGCTTCCTGGGCATCTTTGAGCCCCTTGCCAGTCACCTCAGCAAGTTTGAGATCTTCTCCTGCGTTGCCGACATCCTGCCTGGCTTTTCGGATCTCCTCGTTCTCAGCCGCCTTGACCTGCTGCAATGGCTGTTTCGCGTAGAACTCCGGATAGTCGTCATCCCCTTTCTTCTTCAGTCGTGCTGTCTGTGCCTGCTTCCTTGCTGCCTGAAGTTTCTCTGATATAGACATCTCGCTCTCCACAAATTACTCAGGTCGTTCCTCACCCGTAGCTGTAAAACTGAAATCTGCATTCTCGGCAAACACTCGAACAACGTCATCTTCATTCACGATAAAAGCGATCGTCGATCCAACGTCATTGCCCTCCATCAATTTGTCGAATGCAATGTAATGTTCGTCTGCAATCGCCGCTCCATCCGGCGAGACAGCAATCCGAAACTCTGCCTTGGAGTTGCCACGGTTCGTGATGATAACCCGCATGGTTGCAACAACGTCAGTCGGACACGTATATAGATCCTCCAACGTGAGTGCTGCCGGTGCCAACTGTCCAAGTATTCCACTCATTCGCCCAGGAAGTACCTTTCAATTCGGTTGCGATCAAGCTCGACGAAGATCGAGGTTATATCCGACTCGTTCGATGTGATCCTGATCTCATGATCAGCCAGGGTGATACCAATCGCGGCAAGTGCCGCTACCAGGCCAGTGATCGCAGAGATTGGATGAGCGTCTGGGGCACCACGACCAGTGAGCGTGTTATGAACACCAGCAAGGGTACTCTCGAAGTCAAGACCCAGGGCCCGAAATTGACGCTCCAGGTCATCCACCAGCACCCGCATCTTATGAACGTCATAGACAGGCTCGAATTGAACGGTGGTGAAGCTGTTCATCAGTTGCCTCGCCTCCCCTTCCTTCTGAGCTGCGCTCGCCAGGTGCCCATGCGCCAGTCATCACCCAGGGCATCGGACTCAATTCGCATCGAGATCTGCCGACCCTTGATCCGTGGATTAACGAATGCCGTGGTTGGTGAGATGGTGAATGGCCCCTTGGTCACGACCTCGACCCCGGTGCTTGAAGGGTAAGACTTTGCTGTCAGTGACAAGTCAACGGATCCGACCAGCTTCTTGAAATCAGGGATCATCTTCCGCACGAACACATGGTAGGTGCCCTCGTCCACGTCCATGTCGTAGCTGTCAATGAACGACAACATCGGTGTCAGGTTATCCTCCGGATCTGTCTCATCGACGCCGGTCTCATGGACAAAGATCTTTCCATCAAACGTGCCGTATGGCTTCTGATTGAAGAACGATGAGCTGTCATGCCAGGCACTGCGTTCGATCGTTCCGAAATCCCACACCTGGTCGTAGTAGTTATATTTGACGTACCGATCGTTCGCGTCAGAGCCTTCCGATGAGTACACCCACCACACCTCGGTAAAGAGCTTGTTGACGCCACTGTAGACCTTTCGCCCCTGGCCCAGATTGATGTCATCGAAGACCTGGTTACGAACATCGCAGTCCATTACTCGAAGCACACCGTCATACATTATGAAGTCGTCTTCAGCCATGGCATAGACGATGCCATTCACATCCACAGCGCCATTCGCGCTGATGATCTTGACCGACTGTCCCAGGTGACGCAGAGAGAAAACCAGGTCGCCACCAATGAACTGCATCGCATGGAGAGACTGGTCAGTGAAAATAAGGATGTCGCCTCGTGACTCAATCGCGGTGATGATCTCAGAGCCAACATCAAGCCGCAGATCGCCAGCAGTGTTGACGCTGCTGATTATCCAATCCGAGAAATCCTCTGAGCTGGCCCATCTAATCAGGAGCTTGTCTTTGTCTCCTGGTACTGAGGCTGATCCGGTGCCAGCTCCGAAGGCAACTACGTGCCTGGCTTGTGGCGAGATCAGCATGCGCTCGATCGTGTTCGGCGCTTCAGGGACCAAGACCGCTCTCACGAGTGGGCCACCGTCTCGATCCCAGTGATAGAGCTGCCTGCCATTCGGTGACGCCAGCAGATCCTCACCGAAGTTATCCAGCGACCAGGTTCTGAGATTGCCCAGGATCCCTGCTCCTGCCAGGAAGCTGCCCACTCCATAAGCGCCCAGGCCATAGGCTCCAGTGCCGTAACCAAAGAGCGTCTGATTGCCTTCGAGTCCAACCTGGATCTCATATTCAAAATCGACGCTGCCACCACCAGTATCAGTGAATGTCGGCGGCACCTGATGTCGGATGATGTACATATCGGCATCGACGATGAACTGAACCTGGTACTCGCCATCGATGGTAATGCCACCAACAGGATCAGCGTTCGCGAAATGCACAAAGTTGCCGACCGCATTGCCGTGTGCCGTGTCTGTGACCTGCACGAAAGTCGGATCATCTCCACCATCCGGATCAAATAGCCCATCGATGTTGGTATCGAATGGATCGATCAGGGTGCCTACCTCACGGAACGGAGTGATGTCGAACAGCTCGTTGTTGTTTACCAGGTAGAGCTTCAGGTGCGTACCAATCGCCAGCCATTTCTGTGAATCCAGGCTGTCCCAGTCCCACAGAGCCCTGGCATTTCCCTTGTAGCAGATCAATACCTCGTTCTCTGCCGGAAGGATCACCAGGCCATCCGGGTAAGCCGCTGGTGCGCCAATGGCAAAATCAGTGACCGGGGCAATATCCAGGGACGTAACACCTGTCTGGTCACCGTCACAGAAAGTCAACTGGAATGGCCTGATGTCTATGTCCAGCCCATCGGCATCTTCTGGTAGCGACTCAGTGAGCATGACTTCAGTTGCAGCCGCTACCGCAAGATTGAGAAACCGGACAACGAGACTTTCGGCATCATCCCTGATGGCCGACATAGCCGCATAGAGAAAGACGTTCGGTGTGCCAACCTGGATGTTATCGATCAGTGGATCAGTCAACGTCAGGACCGTGGCACCAGTTGAATGATTGGCCGCAAGCGTGTTGAGCTGTTCACCTGAATCAGTGAGCAGGCGAACGATCGTTCCCTCGCGCAGGTAGGATGTCACAGCGATCGAGACCATGATGGTCTCGGAATCTATGACTCCTCCACCAGTAACGCTGGCACCACCACCGAACTCCTCCGGATACCTGATCAGAAACGCATCTCCGGCATCTGCCGTGACTGCGGCATCCAGGTCGAACGTGAACTCATCCTGGAGCGCAGTCGGATCGTCGATCGTGCGAGTACCCAGGCCACCTGTCACAGAGTCATCGAACAGCCACACCGGATCTGCATCGAGGCAGGTGACCGCGCTGCTCAAGCTGGCGATCGTAGCTACGCCTGATGAATAACCAGCGGTTGCTGTGGGACGCTGGCTGGCGTTCTCATCGATGCCATCGATTTCAGTACCCAGGGAGTTAAGCACCCAGCCACCAAGTTTCTCAGGCAGGCGATGTCGGAAACGAATCTTGTCGCAGTCCTTGTACCTGCCCTTAGCGCCACGGTCGGTCTCCTCGGTCATGATGCCGGGGAGAAAGTCGAGCGGAATGTCAGGAAGCCTGCTCATGCTTATGAATTATCAATCGCTATAAAATTCCAGTCGTGGTCTTCATGCTCTGCACCACCGATAGTACCCATGTCTGGAAAGCCAAGAAGGACTTGGAAAGAGTTTGTTGCGCGATTGAATACAGTACCGTAAATGAAGTTGCTGCTCGCAGGCACCGGCACCGGAGGTTCACCCATAGCCGTGACCACGATGATGAGATCATTGTCATCTGCTAGACCAAGACTGTGAGTTACTGTGTAAATGCCGATGCTGTTTCTAAGCACAGACCAACCGGCTGGGAATTGCGCTCCAACTCCAGTCGATGATACGAATCCAGTGAAGATGACAGCCGCAGAAGTAGGTGCGGCTGCAAGCGTTTCAGGAGTAACGTATTTGTCAGCGTCCGTTCCGGTGTCAACCTCACCTTGGGTAGCTTTAATTACACGTCCTAATTGCCCTGTCGTTGCCTGTTCAAGTTGTTCGGAAGTTTCAAACTTCAGCGGCGTGATGAAACGCTCATCATCTGTCCCAAGATCTGTCTCTGCCTGATCTGCAATCTCAGCGATACCTTTCACGCTCTCGGTCGCCTGGTTCACAGCAGGGAACGTCGCCAGCTTCAGTGGCGTCACGAAGCGTTCATCGTCGGTGCCAGCATCCACCTCAGCCTGGTCAGCGATCTCAGCGATGCCTTGCACGGTCTCCGTTGCCTGCGGCGAACTGATAGGAACAACGTCATCGACTGTTGCATCGACGAAAACCAATGTACGAGTGCCAGGAGTTATGACGGTGCCAGCTCCTAATGCTGTCTTGATCGTCACATTGAAAGCAGGGCTGGTCTCGTTGGTCACGACATAGATCTTCGACGTACTCGGAACGATGACATCCCTGTCCTGGCCAGGATTACCGCTGCAAATCAGGATGGCTGCTCGCGCCGGATCATCTGCACCGTTCGCTGGCATGAGCGTTTGATCACTTAGCGTGACATCAACGTCTTCACGCCCGGCGATTGCGTCTTCGAGAAGATCGATCGCGCTGGAGTTATTGATGTCGCCCCACACGTTCTGGTTGCCACCAGTCTCCTGTAGGACGAGCCTGAGTAATGCTGTGAATGTGTCGGCCATCAGCCGGTACTCCTTACGATTGCCAGAGCCGGGTTAGTTGGATCCGGGAATATGATTGTCACCTGCCCGTTGTTTACCGAAACCGGCGAGCCAAAGTTCAAAATCCACAGGATCTTATCGTTCTGTGGCCCACCTGTCGTGTTGTAAATCACTGCTCCCTGGGCAGCCTCGTTCACGATGCCCCAGGTTGCATTCGCTATCACAATGTCATCGAAATCCATGACCGGACGATCATCGCCGCCTGGTGTGTAGATCACTGTCTGCGTGAGCTGGAAGCCGCCTGCCGGGTATCCGGATCCCACCAGCTCGTCACTCAGGGCTGACTGGAGATCCGCAGTCTTCGGATCGATGTCGGCCAGGGTCGTGTACATCGCGAAGAACAACGTGTCGTTCTCAGGATCATGGATGCCATTGAATAGCTGGTCCCGCAGATACTGAAAGTTGCTACCAGCAATGATGCTCATGTCAGGCTCACCGTCCTAGCCGCTTCCTTGACCGGGCTGTAATCACCTCTCCACTGACGACGCAGTTCAAGTTTCCTGGCTGGCACCAGCTCGCCATAACTGGTTCTCCAGGTAGCCAGATCTGCTGGATCAGAAATCAGGAACTCATCTGAGGCAAGCAGGCATGCGTACAGCAGCAGGTCGCCTGCATTGTCTCCCAGCCAGGTGTTCTGGTTACCTGGGGCCAGGGCTTCAGGAGCCTGGATCTGACGCAGCTCGAAACCATTCGCTACAGCAGGTGCCGGAACCATGAAGAACTCGGTCTCGGTGAACTCAGAGAAGTAGACCGGCTCAGCAGTGGCGCTCTCATCCGGCTCGAAATCCAGGCAATACTCATAAGTTCGGCGCTCAATGAAGCGTCTTACCCCACCTCCACCAACATCTCGAAGATGCAGTGACCTGGTGCCCTGCCAGATGGCAGGCTTGATCGGCTGCACGAATACGCCAACTGACAGCGCCCCTGTTACAACTCGATCGAAGATCTCGAAGTTGAGATCAGTAGCAAGCCTGCTCTCGCCCAGCGACACGATCGTATTCTGATTCGCAATCCACTGTTCACTGGTTTCTTCAAGCCAGTCATCCAGGGCTGCGATCAGTTCGTCGTATGTAAATGATGTCGAAGAAGCCATATTAAATTCTCAAGGGTTATCTAGTTTCCCAGCACCTGATCCGCTGATTATTCTGATCGGCCAACAGGATCCAATCGCCGTTATCCCCTCGGATAGTCAGCCCCCTCGCCACGCCTAAATTTGTGGGTAAGTTCGTGGTGACGCCAAGCACGAAGTTGAACGGTGCTGAGATGTCATCCGCCGCTGTCAGGTCAAATGTTGCGAGGAAGTTCCCGCTCGATGCCGCAAAGTAAAGCTTTTTGTGGTCTGGTGATAAATCCCAGCTATTGGTGCTGCCTGCTCCAGCCGCCGAGAAATTGAATGTCTGATCGAACCCGGTGATGGTCGAGATGTCATGCGCGACCGTCATGTTGTACCGTTTAATCGTGGCCGCACCCTCATCAACAAAGAGATTGAACCCATCAAGGCTAAACCGGGCCATGTATTCACCAGCATCGTTGAGCGCCGTAAACGATGCGAACACCGCACCAAGCCCTGACGAAATATCGTAGGGAGTCGCTGACTGATCGAAGGTGTCGATCCTCCGAAAACTGGAGAACCAGCGACGTAGAAACGTCAGCTTGTCGCCGTTGTCGTGCCAGGTCATGCTGCGGTTAAGGTCGTTTAGACGGAGGATGTTGCCACTCGGGGTCCAGCCCGTAAGTTGCCAGGGAGCCGGTAAATCGTACTGGTGCGTATCAAAGCCACCGAATGAGACAGTCCAGTGTGTCCACGCACGTAAGCCATCCGGCCTGAAACGAACGTCACGCCTGCTGCCGCCCGGTGTGCTGAAAGGCTCCGGGGTAACGTCATCTGACTTGAGGCAATACTCGTCCGCATCTTGAAAAACCGTAGGTATCCTGAACCACGCAACTCTCTTTGTATTTTGATCCCCTGCCACAAAGATGTCGCCGGTATCCGCTCGATAATCAAGCCCTCTGGGAATTCCTAATGTAGCCCCAGGTACATCGGGACCAGTCTGGAAATTTGTCGCAGTTGAAACATCATACGGTGTGGTCATGTCCCATGAAACAAGGAACTGCCCATCCATCCCGAACAGCATCGTACCGTCTGCCGAGAATGTAAAAGTGCTCATATTGGTGCCAGCATCGGGCAGGACATTAAAACTCGTAACCTGTGGCTGAACTAAAGTTGTGATGTCAAAAGGCACCGTCACATCAAATTCATATATTGAGTGGAAAAGGTTGGCCTGATAATAAACCCAAAGCGTATTGCCATCTGCACTCCAAACGTGATCATTTGGCCCACCGGCCAGTGCCGGAGTGACAGGAAATGTCAGACTGGTCGATGAGCCAAGGACCGAAAGATC